TGATATAGATTGTCCAGCACTTCTACCAATTGGGTCTCCATAACAAGCTACCCCAATTAACTTATCTTCTACGTTATCAAAGAAAGGATGTTCTTCAACATCTGAAGTAAACAATCCAATAGCATAAGATACCTTAGTCCATAAACCACTATAATGGTTATTTACAATAATATCTTTTGCTACCGATTTTGTTATAAGACGAATGGATAGTTTGGAAGTATCACAATATGTTTTTTCTTCCATCATAAACTTCCAGACCAAAATTCATTTAAATGTGTCCACGTTTCGTTTCGTACTATTCTTAGAATATTGGCTGAGGAACATTTATTGTTACGAGCTATAACTCGTACATTTCTATGTCCCATTTTCCATAACCTTCTTATTTGTATAACCTGCTCATCTGTCAATTTTGAAGATGGATGAGACTGACCTCTTAGTATTGGCATTTATCTTGCGTTTTTCAATTCATTTATTGCGTTGTTATATGCCATTTCTGATTGTAATCCTGAAAACCTTTGGATTTCCTTTCCATTTTGTTCAATAACAACTAATGGGATACTACGAACTGAATATTTAGATGCTTCTTCAAAATCTTTATCAACATCATAGTCCGAAAACATAACATCCGTATGTTCGTTTTTTAATTTATTAATAGTTGGGGCGAGTGCTTTACAAGGACCACACCATTCACCGAAAAATTTCTTTACTTCTATCATTTTTATTTTTTTAAATTGTTAATATAACGTTTATCCATCACAACTAGCACAGGTTGGGTCCATCGCCTGTGAAGCGATATCACCTCTAAGTACTGATTCAGTTCTCATATAATATAGAGTTTTTACACCCTGCTGCCAAGCTTCCATAGTTACTTGGTTAATCCACTTTGGTGTAGCTGTTGCAGGAAATGCCAAATTCAATGATACACCTTGGTCAATATATTGTTGTCTAATACCAGCTTGTCTAACTAAATCCAATTGGTTTATTTCCTTAAATGTTTTAAATACACTTTTAATAGTAAAAGATTTCACACTATCATTCTCAGATACATCAGATACTTTAACTACTTTCGAATTTAAATAACACCAATTATCCAATTCTTTAATATCTTGGATTGAACCACCATCAGCCATAATCTTATCCCAAGTATCTTTGTTATTTATTCCAGCTTTTCTAAGTACTTTTTCTAATTCAGAATTCTTACGAATAAATGTACCTTTAGCAGTTTGTTCAGTAAATATGTTAGCTGCCCAAGGTTCAATACCAGCTGATACATCACCACTCAATTTAGAGTTAGATACAGTTGGTGCTATCGCTCTTAGGTGAGTATTTCTAAACCCACTATCTCTACACCATAAAGGTTCACCCAATTCAACAGCCATATCTCTACTAGCTCTTTCAGATTCAATTTTTAACTGAGAGAAAATCTTACGAGTTTCAAATTGTGCAGCCATACCTTCAAATGGAATTCCATTCTTTTGTAGATATGTGTGCCATCCTAATACTCCTAATCCTAATGCTCTACCCTTTTCCGCAGAACGTACTGAGTTTTCAAATCCTTTTAGGTTTTTAGCTCTTTGGATAAATTCCTCCATAACACCATCTAAGAACCAAGTTGCTGTATAAACTAAATCAGTATCTTTCCATTCATCATACTTTGATAAGTTCAATGAACTTAAACAACATACAAAAGAATGAGATTCATCGGTATGTAAGGTAATCTCAGAACATATGTTTGTCATATGAACTTTCAAACCATTATTTTTGTACATATCAGGATTTTGTTTGTTAACATTACCTTTGTACATAATATAAGGTTCACCAGTTGCTTTACGTTTCTGAAGTAATTTACCCCACTTTCTTCTAGCATCAGTTTCACCATCTTGAAGTTTTCTCATAAACTTATCACCTACAATTGCCGCTTGGTGTAGATTTAGTGATTGTCTATTTACATCTCCTTTAGGTTCTCTGATTTCTAACCACTCTTCAAAATCTTTATGTTCGATATTAAGGTTAACAGACGCTGCCCCTCTTCTTACTGAACCTTGATTTGTAGCAAGTATTGTAGAATCGTATATTTTAGCGAATGGTATTACACCATCCGATGTTCCATTTCCAGTTATTGGTGCTCCTGCTGGTCTAATTTGGTTGATACCAATACCAACTCCACCACCATGTTTAGCTAATAACATTAACTCTAAGTTTTTAGAACCAATATCATGAATGGAATCAGCTACATCAATCCCGAAACAAGAAATAGGTAAACCCCTATCGGTTCCAGTGTTTGAAAGAACTGGTGAAGCTAAGTTCAACCAACCTTTCCATATATAATCAAAAAACTTACTAGCTAATTGGGGTTTATTCAAACGTTGTGCAACTTTTGTTGCAACTCTCCAATATGCATCTTTTGGTTTTTCACCAGCAAGTAGATATCCTTTAGATATCGTTTTTACATATATATCGGTGTTACCCCACTCTGGGAAATCTACTCCTAATTCCCAACCTAAATATTCTCCGTGATTTTTAGCCATTATATATTAATTTTCATCTTTTACAAATACACCATTAACAGTATTACCTGTTCTATCTTTGATTTCATTCCAAGCATGCTCCAAACATTTAGTTGGGTCTAATCTTAACTGATATGCTAGTATAATTAATGTTACAAACGTATCACCAATTCCATCTTGGATTTCATCAGTTTTTTTGTTTTTAGCAATAGCTCCAGCGGTTTCTCCCAACTCTTCCATCACCTTCATTAGTTGCTTAGGTGCGTTTTCATATTTAAGGATATCTTTAGCATCAGCCCAATCCTTTACATTATGTATTAATTTATCGAATGTCATTTTAATATTGTATTTTTTAAGTTATAGGTTCCGAACAGTTCTTCACCTTGTTTAATGGGTTTTATTACTTTCTTTGTTACAGAATCAATATTACCTTCTTTTTCTTTTGTGTTAACATATGCCCAAGGATTTGATAAATTAAAATAAGAATCTTTGAACAATCTAAACCAAATGTATGGATATTGTTCTTTATTCTCATATGATTTTAAAATCAAAAACTTCGATGATTCACTTAAAGTATTGAATTCATCTTTAGGTAGTATGTACACTTTAGTTTCTCCATTCCATCTGATAAAAACATCCTCACCAACTTTTAAATCTCTAAGAGCAAAAGTTCCTATACCATGAGTTGATGAGGGTGCTATATCAGTTTTTAAATATTCGTTTAAATATGTAAATGGTTTCATAGTACAAATATACGAAATTTAATTGGATAAAACAAGGTTTAATTAAAACATATCATCCCAATCCTCACCTTCTCCAGCTTTGGAGTAATCCGTAGGTCTAACAGCAAAGAAGTCCGTATGAGTAACTCCACCAGAAAGTTGGTAGAACCAATCTAAACGTTCAACTGCATCTTTATCATATTCAAAAATACTTTCGTATCCTAACTCAACTAATTTTGTATTAGTTCTAGCTTTGATAAATTCTTTTAAATCAGATGATGATAGATTTTCTAACTCACCCATTTCAAACATTTTATCAATGAATTTTGATTCCAATTCTACAATGAGTCTTGCAGCTTCCTCAATAGATTCTTTACTATCATCTTTAAGTTCACTAAACTCATTACACATCTCTCTGAATAGTTGACATCCCATCTTAGAGTGTAGAGATTCATCTCTTATACTCCATTTCATTTGCTGTCCGATACCTTTCAATAGATTTCTCATTTGGAATGAGTAGAGTACGGCAAATGAAGAGTATAGCGATACTCCTTCACTAAATGCTGAGAAGATAGCAAGAGAACGTCCTACTTCTTTTCTAGCATCAGCGTTTACTTCTAAATCGGTGTGTTTCCAATCGTTAGATGTTGCTGTTAAGAGTTCAAACTTTTCAGCAATTGCAGGTTCATGCAAAAATGCTGAAAAGTCATCCAACCCTAATGTTTCATTTAAATACGAATATGCGGTAGCATGTATTGTTTCTTGGGAACCAAACATCATTGCCATCTGCTTTATCTCATGCTTTGGAAACCAATTGGTAACCATAGTAGTCCAATAATCAGAAACTGCACATTCAGTTTGAGCAAACCCCAAAAGAATGTTTCCAACTAAGTTTTTTTCCTCTTTTGTAAGATGTTCATTCCAATCTTTCACATCACCCTGCATAGGAATTTCAGTATGTAACCAAAACGCTTGTGCTTGTTTTAACCACCCTTCGGTGTAATAATCGGGATATTCAAAAGGCTTGTAAGGAATTCTTTCTTTAAATAATTTGCTCATAATTGGTTTTATTTAGATTCTTCTACTGAAAGTTTTCTGTAATCCGTTACCAATTTTTTGATTTCACCAATATGTTTACGAGCTCTTGATTTAGCTGCTTTGGTTGTTCCATTGTGATTTTCTTCAAACGATACAAATAACTCTTGTATTTGTTCGAACACTTCTTGCGATGTTGCCATAAATTTTATTATTTTTAAATTATTAAAGTTACCAACCCTTATTTGAGTTGGGTGAATATAACTATCGTATATATTCAAAAATTGAATATGTTTTGATAGTATTTTTTTATAAATTACTTTTTGATATTTTGATTACCCAAAATTAATCAGGTGTTAAAATACCTTAATCGTAATTTAATAGATTCACAACTACTAACCAAAGTTTTCTACATATTTTTTGTGTAGTAGTTGTTTCTCCATTTCTTGCCCATTTGCTGATTCTTTCTGAGTGATTATTCCATCAGATGAGTTACCATCATAAACCTCAATGAACCCAGTATTAGTATCCATCTTAGATGGGAATGTAATCCCATCAGGTCCAAATCGGTTTTTCATAATATGAAATCTAGCAGTATTATTCAATTTATCTTTTGCTTTCCTACTGATACTCATAATAAAATCTGCGTTCATTACCTTAGCGTAAGAATCTGCTATCTTATCAGCTTCAATAACTTCAGAATCGATTGCTGAACGATTCGTTTGGGATGCTGTCCAAATTGGAATACCCAATTCACCACTTATACCTCGCAATTCAATGTAAACACCACCTTGCTCACCATAAGTTGAATCAGATTTGTTAGTGTGTGAGAGTAACAAATCAGCGTAATCAACGATTATCAAATCAGGTTTATTACCAGCTGCAGTCATCTTCTCAATGTGAGCTTCAATCTTTTTAGCTGATACACCCTTTGGTGGATAGTACTTAATTAAAAGTTTACCGTTTAATCTCGATATCTTTTCCAATACAGTTTCTTTCTTTTCCTTCACATCAGATGATGGAATTTGAGTAAAAACAGTATCGTAACGTTGTCCAACGTAATGTTCAGAAAGTTCTAAAGAATAATGTACAACATTTAATCCAGCTTTTACAGCTGCAGCTCCTAATGCACATAATACCCAAGTCTTTCCAACACCAGATGGTGCAACTGCTACTCCCAATTCACCTGGTCCTAAACCACCATCCATAACATCATCAATACACTCCCAACCAGTTGGAACTGAATTTCTATCTATCTCATTTGTTCTTTCTTCGAAATCCAATAGATAATCATGTCCCAAATCAGAATCAACTCCTACCTTCATAGCCTTATCTACCAAATCTTTGATTCTATCGTAGTTTCCAGCTTTAAGTAAATCAATTGATTCAACTATTGCTTGTTTTAAATTTTGGTTAATACAAAATGAAGAAAACTCTTTTTTAACATACTCCAAATCAGTATCACCAATTTGTGTAAATACTGATTTAAGTTGGTCAACTACATTTTTTTGAAATCCTCTATCTTCTAATTTAGAAACCTCAACCTTAAAAACATCAAGTGTTGGTGATTTCTTAAACTCAGTATGGTAGTTTTTAATCTCCTCCGCTATCCATTTATTGGATTCAGCTTCAAAAAACTTTGGATGAATAATCTCACTTAATGTATCTAATAAACGAACATCAGTAATTAAAGATGATAAAACCTTTGTTTGAAATGATTGTCCGTATTTAGAAAGTGTATCTATGTTCTGCATTTATAACCTATTTGATTCCAAATATAATAAAAATATTTGAATAAACCTAATTTATTTTGTAATAATGTTGTGGAATGTTGATTGTAACCAATCATTAATATCTCTCCAATTCTGAAGAACTTTATATTTGCTTCCAACTTTAAGGAAATCTAATTTATTAAATTGGATATCCTCTTCAGCAAATCTATCTAATATTTTTAATTTCTTATTTGTTGGAATGTGAGGTTCATCCAATTCCATTAACCTCTTATTCATAAGAAGTTGGTCTTTTGCTTTTAAGATATCATCATATAATTTGATTTTACCTTGTTTCTCCTCACACATTTTAAAGAACTCCTCATGTGTTATCGTTCTATCCTCAGAAAGTTCAGGAAACCTCTTTAAAAGAGTTTTGATACCACATCCTCTGATGCCTGGAATGTTATCTGATTTATCACCATCTAATGTTCTATATAATAGAAGATTTTCAGGCCATATACCAAACTCATCAAATACCATTTGTCTATTGTAGAGTTTCTTTTTTGTAGGTGAGAATACCAATACCTTTTTAGAAACCAATTGTAAGAAATCTTTATCAGTTGAAACTATTACAACTTCACCATCTAACTCATTTTGAATATGTTGTGTAACATATGCAATAGTATCATCAGCTTCGATACCATCATAAACCATAGTAGATACAGGTAAATAATCTAATATATCATTTAACCATACAAACTGCTGTCTCATTGATAATCTCTCATCTTCCTCACTCATCATTTCACCATAGGTACGATTTACCCTAAATCGATTCTTCTCTCGTCCAGCTTTATATCCTTCGTGAATGTTCTTTCGGGACTTTGAACCATCTTTACCATCAAAGGTTACAATACAACGAGTTGGATTGAATTCTCTTATCTGATATCCAATGGATTTGAGTGAACCAATCACCCCACCCGTATGGTCACCATCCTCATTCATTGTGGGGTTGGTAGTCCAGCTACGGATAAAGGTGTTTAATCCATCAATGATAAGAACTCTACTGTTCCTTTCTCGAAGGTGATTTGTTTTGTGCTCCTCACTTACTTCGTTGAGGATATCTTTGTAGAGTTTCTTCATTATGTTGTTGTTGTTGTGTAACCATTACCATTAACCAATCCCACATTTTGTGAAGAGAGGTACTTTTCGATTGCTGCCAATCTATCATCAGAATCTATTAACATCTGAAGAGCTTCTTCAGCGTTTTCATAGAAATCTTTTGTAGAGTGGTCACCAATTCCGGCTGGATGATTTTCCAACAACTCTAACGTAAGAAGTGCTTTTGCTTTATCAGCTTCTGCTGATGTTCTTAACATTTGTGTCAATTTGCTCATAACTTATTTTTTATTATTAATCTCCGATAACTTGGTCATCTACAACTAAGTTATCCACATCCTCTGATGCTGTTTTGTACTCTCTAATAGTTGCTTCACATATTTTACCATAAATTTGCTCTTCCAACTCTTTATTAGATTCCAACAACTCAGGAAAGTCTTTGGATTGGAATTTGTGTTCCTCACCAGTTTCAGTATCAACGTAAGTGTACCAAGCACCACCTTGCTTTACGATTTTTTCATCTTTCATAACTTTTAGCCATGCTCCATAATTATCGATACCTCTATCGAACATTACTTCAAAATCAGCATGTCTAAGTGGTGGTCCCATTCGGTTTTTAACAACCTGTGCTCTCACTTTGATACCTACGATTCTATCAATACCATTTACTTTAGCCTTAATACTTCCCATTCCTTTTAATCTTAAACGTACCGAAGCGTGAAAAGCGATAGCTTTACCACCAGATGTAGTCCAAGGGTCAGAGAATGGCATTGCGTTCATTTTCTGTCTTAACTGATTTGTGAAAACCAATGTGATTTTCTGTCTACCAATTAAATTAGTAATTTTACGCATTGCTTTAGAAATGATGATTGCCTTATCAGTTGCGTATCCATCTTTACCATAATCTGCATCCATCTCCTTTTCAGTTGATGCTGCTGCTACTGAATCTACTACGATTGTTACAAGTTTATCTTTCGATGCTACTCTCACTTTTTCAATAATAGTTTCAGTATATTCGAAACATTGTTCTACTGTCTCAGCTGCTACATATAATAATTTAGATACATCCACACCAATTACTTCTAAGAACTCTCTACTTACTGCGTTCTCAGTATCAATCAGTACAGCCACACCACCCTTTTTCTGCGTTTCTGCAAGGAGGTGAGCTGATACTAATGATTTTCCAGATTGTTCTAATCCAGTAATTTCGGCGATTCTACCAACGGGAAATCCACCATAAGGTCTATTCGAAATGGCAACGTCTAACATAGATGCTCCGCTTGAAACCCAATCAGATACATCAGTAGGAGAATCTCCCCCATCCAAAAAGAATGCTACTTTTTGGTCTTTTGCCTGTTTATTTAATGATTCAGCAAGTAAACTTGCCAAATCATCTTCTTTTGTCTTTTTTGCCATTAAGTTTTATATTATGAATTGAATAAATCGTCAAATGCGTTTGCCACATCATCTAACTTTTTTCTATCTTCTGCAACAGGTGCTGCTGCCTGTGGAGCAGGTGCTGCTGGAGTTGATGGAGTTGATGGAGTTGAAAGTGATTGTTGTGATGCACTTTCTTGTACTCCTTCGGCAGATGGATTCAACCAACCTTCTAAAATACCTTTCAATTCATCATAAGTTAATTCTGAATAGATATCAGTAATATTAGTTTGTCCTTCTAACAATTGTTTTACTTGCGCTTCATCGTTTGTTATAGGAGTTTGAGTTGGTTTTACTCTAATTGTAGTTACAGGATATGAAGTTCCCGCATCTTCAGCTGAAGTATATTCAATAGTAATATCTCTACCAGTTGTTGGTTCAGTAATATCACCATAATCAGGATCTGCGATATATCCTAAGATTTCTTGATAAACAGTTTTACCGAATCCCCAAAATTTGATTCCTTCACCTTCTTCACCTCTAACTAATACAGGTACAAAAGTTCTTAACTTCGGTTCCATTTTCTTAGCTGCTTTCCAATCTTCTTTATCACCCATTCTTTTTAGTTTGTCAGCAAACTCTACAATAGGGTCTGGTCTTCCAAACGAAGAAGGAGATAAATAAGTTTTGTTGTTGATGTTGTAGTGAAAATACAATTCGATGAAAGGATTTTCTTTGTTGAATAGGTAAGGTACAATTCTTACTTGATGTTTACCAGGAGTTGGTTTCCAAAGATTACTTTT